GGACACGCGGGTGCGGGCCACCCACTGGTTCAGCCCGCCGCGCTTCGGCAGCGTCGCCAGCGCCCGGGCCTTCACGGCCCGGCGCACGGCCGGCAGCGGCTCACGGATCCGCTTGCGCAACGCCTTGACCACCTCGCGCCGGTTGTCGAACCTGCGGAGGTCCCGCACCAGACGATCCAGGCTGCCGGCCATGTCACCTCCCTCGCTTCGCCGCTCTGCGTTCGTCGTCCAGAATGTCCGCCAGGGTGGCTATGTCCCTGTCTGTCCAGTCCTCCGCCGGGCCGATGAGGTTGAGGCCCGCCGCTTTGCCGAGCGCGATGAGGGTGAAGCGGGCGCTACCGGCTGGCCAGGGTCCAAGCCCTCGTCATCGGCGTCCGCCCCCTCCTTTTCGTCCTCCTCATCCGGCGGCATCGCGTCCTCGAGCTGCTCGTCGAACTCCTCCCACAGCAGCGCCGTGAGGCCCTGCCGCGTCGCCGCGGTCCAGGCCATGTACCGCATCGAGGTGACCGGCATGCGCTCGAAAGCGTCTGGGCTGTTCGTGTGGGCTTCGAGCTTCGCGATGTCGCGGGTCGTGGTCACCACGGAGAACCGGGTGCCGTCAGTCAGCTCGCAATCGAGCTGGAGATTGAGTGCGGACATGGGGTGCCATGCCTCTCTGTCGACTAGGCGGACTGCGTGAATACCGGCTGGCCGTTGACGGGGAACTCCCCCTCAAAGGTTCGGAAATTGCCCTGCTCGCCGCCGAATTCGACAGGCATCGCGATCATGCTGAACGTCGCGACGTCCTGGCCGGCACCCGCCTTGGGCTGCACGATCACGGTCACCGACAGGCCGGCTGCCGCGTTCAGCGCTGCCGCCAGCCCTCCGGCGCCCATGTCCTGAATACCGGACAGCTCCAGCGTCCACACGGCCGTATCGACATCCTGCACAACGCCATCCGGAACCAAAGTGCGCAGCGTTTGGACGGGAGTGTCGGGCACGAGGCGGATCTTCGTGACCTGGTTGTTGTAGGTGACGGCGTCGATAGTGATGACGGCGTTCCGGATGACGTGCGCGCGTGCGTAAGCCACCATCGCTATTCACTCCTCATGGTGATCAGCAGCCCGAAGATGGGCTGGTCTTCAGAGCCGCCGATGTTCACCGGCTCCATGCGGTCGACGTAGCCGACCTCCTCGAGCGCGTCGACCAGGGCATCGGTGTGCGCGTCGATCCAGGCGGAGGCGCCGATCTCGCTGACCGGGAGCATCAGGTACACGTTCCAGGTGATCGCGAACGACCGCGCGTCGGCTCGGTCCATCGCGCCGAGCAGCGGCCAGGCGGCGCCGGAACGTGGCGTGGCCGGGCGGTAGGCGTACCCGGTCACGCCGGCCACGGTGTTCAGCGCGGCCTTGATCGCGGCACGGTCCCCGACGAGGGTCATCCGACCGTCCTCCTGCGCCAGGGCCCTTCGAGGCGGCGCACGACCGGATCGTTTGTGGGCAGGATCGACGGGCCCGTGCCGGCGTCGCCCTGAGGCAGCGCCAGCGGCAGGCCCTGCATCGTGAGGTTCACCTGGCAGCGGCGCAGCAACGCGTTGCGCAGGGCGTGGTTGTACGAGGCGGGGATCTTGCAGCGGTCCCGCTGCGCCTGCGCCTCCGCGTCGAGCGCGGTCTGGATCTGATCGACGGTCCAGCTGTCGGCGGAGTCCGCCAGATACCCGACCACGTCGGCGAGCTCCGGCATGTCGACCGCCTCGGTCAGCCCGGAGACGAACGCCGTGAACGCCCGGGCGCCGTAGCCGGCGGCGGCCGCGGCGGCCACCCACCGCCCAGCTGCGGCGACGGTGACCACCGCGCGGTACAGACCAGTCTCGACCGTCGTCACGGCCGGCGTGGTGTCGGCGCCGGCCGGGTCGGTCACCGTGATCACCGGCACGGCCGCCACCGGCGCACCGTCCTGGTCGACGACGCACACACCGATGTCCCAGACGTCGCCGAGCGGCAACGTCTGGGACGTGGCGGTCGTCGCCCGGACGGTCATGCGACGTTGACGACCTCTCCAGTAGCGCGGTTGGTCGCGGTCACCTTCCCGGTCTCCTTGTCCTTCTTGAGCACGTGGCCGGTCGTCGGGTCAGTCACCTCGCCCATGGTGTCGAGATCGGTTCGTGTTCCTTCGGAGAGCAGGTACCTGCGCGGTTCGCTCAATTCCTCCACGACGGCCTCAGCCGCCTTGGGTGCGAGCTGGCTGGCCGGCGTGTCGTCCTTCTTGATCGCCATCGTGCCCTTCCTTGTCCTTTTGGGTGAGTCGCTCAGGCGCTGGCGCCGATGATCACGATCTCGTAGTCGACCGAGGTGCCGGCGGCGCCGTTGGCGACCCTGAGGAAGTCGGTCGCGCCGGCGCCTACGGCGTAACCGGTCGCGTCCGCCTTGCCCGCGAACGCGGCGAAGACGGCGCCCGGGCGCAGGGTCACCGTGCCGGTAGCACCCAGCAGCGCCGCCCACGCCGTGGCCGCGGCGTTGCCCACGACGACGTTGTTGGCGTTGGCGTCGGCAGCCTTCACGAGCAGCGCCTTGACCCGGGCGAGGATGAACGTGCCACCGAGCGCGTCGAGCAGGGCGCCGGCCAGGTCGAGGTCCTCGGTGGCCGATGCGGTCAGCGTGCGCTTGTCGTGCCAGATCCGGTCCGCCTGGCCTGCGCCGGTACCGCTGGCCAGGTTGATCGTCTTGACGTAGTCGAGCTGGCTGGCCGGGAAGTTGAGATCCAGCGTGGAGGTCAGCGCGGCATTGATGCTGACGTTCAGGTCTGCCTTGAGTCCCATGTCGGCGCCCTATCGGATCAGGTGTGCGGAGACCGAATAGGTGGCGGAGTCAGCATCGCCGTGGGAGACGGTGATGCGGACCACGTCGTCCAGGGGCAGGGACGCCACGAGGTTCGCCGCGACTGTGGCGCCGAGCGCGATCGTCAGAACGGTGGTCACCGCCGTACCGATGACCGCCGACGTCAACAGGTTGTAGTACTTCCCGGACAGATTGTCCTTACCGTCGATCGTGACCGTGAGCAGAGGCGTGGCCACGATGGCGGTGACGTCGATGACCACACGCAGCGCCTTGCAGCGGCTGGTGTTGAGCTCAACCGCGGTAGGCGTGGCGGTCCGCGCCGCGGACGGATAGATGACTCTCTCGGACATGGCGCACCTTTCTTGTCGTCATCGGTCCCGCCCCGGGCGGGGCGGGACCGGAACTAAGGCTCGGCTTAGATCGGGTCGTAGATGATCTCCCGGACGCCGGTCAGGTCGGTGTTGGCCGTGGCCTTGTAGCCCCAGATCGCGACGTCGACGTGGCTGACGCGGTACTGGAACTCGAGGCGCTGCGGGGCCGTGGCCCACCCGTGCACGTCGTTGCGGTCGAACAGGTAGCTCGACGCGGCCACAGAGCCGGACGCCGCGAGCGCCCACGAGGGGCGGCCCCGCAGGCCGGCGATGTTGAGGTCCGCGAAGAGTTCGGACACCGTGCCGTTCGAGTTGACCGCGCCGAGCAGCGGCAGCAGCTTGCGACCGTCCACGTCAGCTGCAGCGATCAGCGCCTTGTACAGGTCGATCTGGAGGAACAGGTCACGCATCCGGAAGCCACCCCGGATGAACTGCAAAGCGGCCAGGGCTGCTTCCAAGTCACCCGTCAGCACGTCGTCCTGGGATGCCGTGGCCAGCGTGATGCCGGTCGGGGTCAGGCCGTCGAGCAGCGCGACCGCCGATGCCTCCAAGGCCTCGAACCACGCCCGAGTCATCTGACGCCAGATGATGCCGGACAGCTGCGGGTTGCCGCCCTGATCCCACGCCTCGCGGGTGATCTCCACCTTGCCGGACACGGCCGACGGGGTGATAGTCTGCGCGGTCGCGACGAACGTGCCCGGAGTCGGCTCCACGCCCTCGGAGTGCGCGGCCACCAGTCCGGTGGCCGAACTGAACTTCGGCAGCACGAACGGGGTGGCGTCAGCTATGACGCCCTTGTTGATCGTATCCCAGATCGGGTATGCGAACTCTTTCTGGTCGACGTACATGTCCGGGCGGTTGCGGTTCGGGTTCAGCGCCGCGACCTCGGCCACGTCCACCCCCGTGGCGAACTGCTCGTGCATCGTCTTGTCGAACTGCGCCCGCATGAACGACTGCGCCCGCTCCATCGCCTCAGCGTCGCCGCGAGAACCGGCGATCAGGTCGGTGGAGAAGTCGTACTGCACACCCTTCATCAGGTTGCCGTCCCGGTCGAACCGGTACGGCTGCGGCTCGGTGACCCTGTCCTTCGGCGTCGGCCGGCCGGGGTTCACCACCTGGCGCTGCTCCGGCTCCGGTGCCGGGGCCGGCTGGGTGAGCTGCGGCACACCGAGCAGGGTGGCGAGACCGCCGCTGCGGATCAGCGCGTCGACCTGGTCCTGCGACAGGGTCAGCGCACCGGCCGGGGTCTCCGGCGCGGCCGGCGCCGGAGGAACCATCAGAGCCTGTAGGGCGCCCGGGCGGGACAGCAGCAGGGCGGCCTGCTCCTGCGACAGGCTGAGGCCAGCCGGCGTGGGCGTATCTGGCTGGTTCGCGGGGGCAGGCGGAGTGGTGGAGCAGGTGGCCACGCCTTCGGCGTGTACCTGGCCGCACGTCGAACAGGGCATGGCGGTTCCTTCCGTTCGACTCGCGGCCACACTGGTCACGCGAGCACTGTCAAACGCGGGCATTGGGGTCAGCGTGACTTCACGCAGGTCCGCGACGTTCACCAGGACGCCGCCGCGGTTGAGCGGATCCGCCACGGCGTCCACCACGTCCACACCGACCGACAGGCCGTCGAGAACGCCGTCCTCGGCGAGGGCCAGGGCGCGATCGCCGGCCTCGCCGCGGGCGACCTTGAACGCCACATCGAAGCCGCCAGGGGGTGCGTCCTTCAGCTCGATCGCCACGCCGATGGCCTGCGCGCGATCGTGGTCCCGTAGCAGCTTGATCCGGGACATCTCGGCCCAACGAAGCGAGCCCGGGGCGAAACGGAACTTCCGGCCGAACTTGATGCCCGTCTCGCCGTAGGGCAGCGCGCGGCCCCTGATGATGCGCCTGGGCACATCGATGGTCAGGTCCGTGACCGGAACGTCGGCGAAGGTGTGGCCGGGTTGATCAGCGGCGAAGCTGGCCGTCAACGCTGGGACGGCGGCGAGCGGCCGTGGCGGGGCTGACCGGGCGGGCGTTTCCAGGGTGCCGGCGAGCGGCGTCTCGGGCATGCCCTCTTCCAAGCGGATCTCCTCCACCGTGATCGCGCCCATGTCCTTCGCGACCTTGTAGTTGTTCCAGCGTGTGGTGGGGTCCGCCCGGAGGTAGTCGTCGAGGTCGAACCGCACGGAGTAGCCGCGTTTGGTGACGTCGCCCATCGACAGCCGACCGGTGATGGCCTGCATGTAGGGCGACAGGACGTCGTTGATCCGGTCCCGGCGCCGATCAACCGCGTTCGCGTAGGTGCGCGACGTGGTTGACACACCGAGGTCTTCCGGGTCGACGCCGAGCGCGTTCGCGATGTCCAGCGTCACCTGCTTCTGCAGCTCCACGAGCTGCAGGTCCGCCGGGGACGGCTGATCGACGGCGTTGTACTTCAGGCTGGCCGGAACGTAGGCGGTGCTGCGCTTCTTCCGGGCCTTCCGCCAATCGTCGAGGAGCTCCTGGATGTCGTCATCGTCGGCGGGGTCCGCACCTTCGCCCGGGGTGAAGTAGTCCTGCGGACGCGGATCTTCGGCGTAGGTCGCGGCGGCGCTGTTCAGCAGCAGCGCGCGGCGGATGGCCTTCGCACCAGAGACCAGGAACGCCGGGTTGGGCGAGTCGAACCGGATCAAAAGCTCCCCGGGCGTCTCCACGCCGTCGACCCATACCGTGGCGCCGCGGGGGTCGTACTCGCCCGGGAGCGGCGATGGCGTCTCTGGTATGCCGGACGGCGGCAGCAGGGAGACGTTGGAGAAGTCCAGGTGCCGCGCGCTGGTCGGGTACCCGTCGCTGCCGAATGCCGTGATGCGCCACCACGACACCGATTCGAAGAGCAGGTCTTCCAGCGTCTGCGCGAGCGTGACCACGTTCGGGACGTCCGGGTCGATCTGGGAGAGCAGCGATAGCGGGGCCGGTCGGTTTTCGGCGTCGACCTGCTGCAACGGCAGGGTCGCGACGGCGCAGATCATGTTGCGGCCCTTGAGCACCGCCGGCACTGACATGGCCAGGGCCTTGTCGACGTGACCGGGCGTACCGGTCCGCATCTCGACGATGACGCGGTCGACCGGCTGCGGCGGAGAGTCGAACTTGAGCGAGCGCGTCGGCAGACCGAACCAGTCCGCGATGTCCCGCCAACGTCCCATGACCGGATGATAGCGGCTAGGCGTCCGATTATCGGACGCTGACGTGCTATGGAGCGGTGACGAGCCGCGGCTTCCCGACCGGCGCCGGCAGCGTCCTGGCCAGGTGAACCGCACCGGCCGCCGCGTACGCCGCGTCCACGTGACCCCCGCCCTTACGGCTGAACCGCCACGCGTCGCCCTGCATCAGCGGCTCAGCGTCGAGGACGTGATCGTTCAGCAGCGGATCGTCGGAGTGCGCGACCTGCTCGGACTTGACCAGCTCGGCGAAGCCCATACACACCGCGGACACCTCGCCCCGAATCTCCTCCACCTTGACGCCCGGCGGCGGCCAGCCGGCGCGCCCCTTCCGCTCCGCCAGGTCGGCCGCCAGCGCCGCCGCGGGACCGGCCGGCAGCCAACCCAGCACCTGGGGCCGGACGCTCTTCATGAGCCGAGGTAGATCGCGGCGCAGCCCGTCCGTGCTGTCCCACGAACCGATCACCTCGACCCGCACCCGCCCGTCGACCAACACGGCGGCGGCGGCGAGCGTGGCGTGGAGCCCGTCCGGCGCGATATCGAGGCACAGCGCCACCCGGCTCCGGGCGTCGGCCAGGTCACCGACGTCGACGCAGTCCCGCCACTTCCCCGGCTCGACCGCCGGATTGTTCAGCTTCACGTGCATGCACATGTTCTCGGTCTTGAACCCGGCGAGCTTCTCCCCGCCCTTCTTCATCGCCGTCATCGCATCGCCCAGCAGCGATTCGGCGTCGATCCGGCGCCCCAGGTTCGGATTGGCCTGCGCCAACGCGTCCACATCCAACGGGGACGACCCATCCGGGGCGCTGTACTCGATCAGGCCAAGGCGCGAGTCACCCTCGCCCGTCTCGATGAAGGCGCGCGCGGCCTCGCGCATGTCGTTCAGCACCACGGACCGGTCTGAGCCGGCATTGGAAATCCCGTAGATCTGCGCGTCCGGGATCGCGTTCGTCGCCGGCACGCAGGCGTCATGGGCGGTGTAGTCGTGGTGCTGGCGCAGCTCATCCATGACCAGCCGGTCGATCGTCAGCGACCGGCCGCCCTCCTCGTTGCTGGCCGCGATCTTGTACCGGGAACCCTCGTCCAGCTCATACTCGTCCGCGTCCGCGCGCCAGAGCACCTGCTCGCCGTTGGCCTTGCGGATGCCGCCCTTGGCGGGGACCTCCGCGCGGAGCCGCTTGATCTTGCGCGCGAGCCGGCACGCCTTGCGCCAGGACTCGGCGGCGTAGTCGAGCTTCGTCGACGTGCCGAGGACCGTGGCGACCTTCTCGACGAACAGCCAGTACAGGGTGAGCACGACGAGCAGCTCGGTCTTGCCGTTCTGCCGCGCGACCAAGATCAGGATCTTGCGGAACCGCGGGCGGCCGTCGGGCAGCAGTTCGCCGGCGTGGATGACGACCCATTCCTGCCACGGGTCCAGCGGCCGGCGCAGGATGTCGCGCGCGAACTCGATGACGTCGAATCCGTAGCTGGTCCCGGGTGTCAGCGCGCACCCGCACCCGCACGGGCCCGGCGGTCCCGTGATGAGCGGAGGCGTGAAGATTCGCGGCACCGTGCACCCGAGGACCGGCGCCGCGGCGGCCTCGGTGACGGTCACGACGCAGGCCTGCCCGCCCGCCGCTCCTGGGCCCGCCGGCGCAGCTCCTCCAGCGAATCCGGCGGCGCTGGAGTCTCACCCGAGGCCGGCTGCTCACCGCCGGTCGGCGGCGCTGGCGGGCGCCTAGCCGCGGTCTTCGTCAGCTCCACGACCAGGCCCCGCAGCGCTGACGCCTGCTGCCGCGCCTCGGCCAGCACGCCGTCGACGACCACGCGCACCTCGGCGCCGTTCGCGCTGAACGTCAGCCAGGCTTCGTCCTCGCGGCTGCGGAGCAACTGGTCGAGGCGGTCGAGGCGGTCCGTGATCCGGCATGCCTCCTCGAGCAGCACCTTCTGCGCCGGGCCGAGTTCACCGGCCGCGGTCATCTCGCGCCACAGCCGTCGGCCGCGGCTGCCGAGCGCGTCGGCGGAGGACAGCGCCGGTGACAACGGAGCGCCCGCGCTCTCGCACCGACCCGGATCGCACAGAGAGTGATCGCCCGCCGTGTGCTTCCGGGAGCGCTGCTTCCTTTCAGCCGAGGTCAGAGCCATGTCCGACCGTCACTAACCGTGAGTGACCAGGCCATGTCAGCCTCACTCTCAGTCGATACTCTGCGTCACACTCGACCGTGACCATGATAGACTTAGACCCGGTACTACCCCTCTGACCTGCATAAACGCTCGTGCCTCGGACGTGACTATCCCGTCCTACGCGCCCCGCCGCTCGGGGAGAGAGAGGACAG